AAAGTAATAAATTCTTGATTATAGCTAATAATATTTTTAAGAGCTGTAGTATTACAATATTGAACTGCTGGAATAGTTTCCTCAGGGATAACATCTTTAAAGTTATCCCCAAGGTTACCATCTAATCTATTAGTAAATAATTTTTGTAATACACCAATCAAATATTGAGAATATTCTGATGTCAACACGTTTAAATTATAATTACCTAATTGCATTTAACACCCATCTGGATTCACTACGTCATCATCTAAATCATCGAAATTAATTGGCTCTCTTATTAAATCTGCATCTGCTCGCCTGCCACATACTGGACAATATTGCGGTTCTTCATCTGCTATAATAATTGTTGGCTCTTCACATTCTTCGCATTCGATACGATAATCTGACATTAAGCGGCCTCCGTTGTTTTATCCCAGCCCCAATCACCGTCCATACCAACAACAGAATATTCGGTTACCCGTTTCTCAAAGAAATTGTCGTGAGATGCTCCATTAAGAACCCAATCCAACCAAGGTAATGGGTTATCTTTTTGATTAAATTTTGGTTTCATTCCAAGCTGTAATAAACGTCTATCAGCAATATGTCTAATATATGTTTTGACATCTTCTTTTGTTAGACCTTGGATTTCATTATTATTATACGCAAGATCAATAAATCTATCTTCTAGTTTAACAGCATTTTTAGCCATTGTATAGATTTTTGACTTTAATTCGTCATTAACAATCCGTGGTTTTTCTTCACAGAAAGTTCTAAACAATTTAGCATTTCCTTGTACATGCATAGATTCATCGCGAATAGACCATTCAACAATAGTACCCATGCCTTTCATTTTACCAAAACGCTGGAAGTTTAGTAGCATAACGAATGATGCAAAGAGTGACATGCCTTCATTGAATACTGACTGCGCCAATGCGAGTGCGAGACCGGTATGGGTGCTAGTATCACCATCAGACATGAAATCAATCTTATCAGCCATTGCTTTATATTCCATAAATGCATGATATTCCTCATCGGGTAGTCCAAGTGTATCATTCAATAATGCATAAGCTCTTTGGTGTACACCTTCACGTGTAGCAAAAGAACTTAACATATTTCTAATTTCGTTATTCTTAAACTTAGGAATTAATAACTCAAAATAGTTTTCACCAACCTGTACGTCAGATTGAGTAAATAATCTTAAGACCTGAGTAACAAAATCTTTTTCTTCATCTGATAATTTTGTTCTCCAATCTTGGACGTCTTCAGACAACTCTGCTTCGTCTTCAATCCAATGGATCTCTTCATGTTTTTTTGTTAACTCTACAGCCCAAGGATATAAAAATGGTTTGTACGTTTTTGAAATTTCTAATAGCATTTTAACCCTCGCATGCTCGACATTCGTTACCTTCTTCTATAGTCATCGGTTGATCTAAAAACGCCATCAACTCGTCATAACCACCAACATACTGACCACTCACATAAATCTGTGGAACAGTTTTTACTTTACGGCCAGTGACTTCAGCCGCAGTCTTACCAATTTCTTCTAAATCAATCCAATCAAATACAATACCACGTAAGCTCAATTCTTCTTTTGCTTTTGCACAATATGGACAATCAACTTTACCGTAAACAATTGTTCTTTCATCGTCTTGAAGAGCAACACGTTCTACTTTATCTGATACTGTCTCAGCACGAGATTTTGCTTCAGTGCGTAAGTAATATAATCCCTTAAGACCTTCTTTCCAAGCTTTAAGATGGACTTGATTAACATAGGACTTAGGTGCACCAGCAGGAAAAAATACATTAACTGACTGGTGAGTTGTGGCAAGTGCTGAACAGAACCTTTCTTTGTAATAATAGAAGTCCAAGTGGAATCATTATTAATGCTATATTTATCAAGAACTGGTTCAAGATATTTATTTTTAACTAAAAAGGATCCAGCCCTCGTCCTATGGGTATATGCATTAGCTTTACTTGGTTCGATACTCGGGCTAGTCGATAATATAATGCCACTTGAAGCGTTTGGAGCAATAGCCATAAGATGAGAATGCCTACGCCCTGTACCAATTCCATCAGGATATTCTCCTCTATCTACAGCCAATCGGATCGTTTGTTTAACTGCTTTTTCTTTAATTGTGGAAAATACGACTTGATTAATCTCTTGAGCCTTTTCAGATTCCCAAGCAACCCCGTGTCGTTGTAATAATGAGTGGAAGCCCATCGCTCCCAAACCAATTGACCTTTCACGTTCTGCCGAATATCTTGCTCGAGCGATTTCATCTCCCGCATTTTCAATAAAGTATTCAAGTACGTTGTCCAACATCGTGATGAGATCTTCGACAATAGTGGTATTCTTCCACTCGTCGTAATACTCGAGATTGAGAGATGAAAGGCAACAAACCGCAGTACGGTCAGCGTTGGTAGGTAAATGAATTTCATTACAAAGATTCGAGCCATGAATTTTTAACCCTAGTTTCTTTAAGTTATCAGGAAGATGCTTATTAGCAGTATCAATAAAATTGATATATGGTTCACCGGTACGGAAACGAACTTCAATAATTCTTTCCCATAATTTGCGGGCATTCACTGTTTCAGTAACTTGACCTTTACCGGGATCAATAAGATCCCAAGGTTTATTTTCTAAAACAGCTTCCATAAATGCATCGGTGACATTAATTGCATTATGAAGATTGAGTGCTTTACGTTGTACATCACCAGTCGGAATTCTCATATTTAAGAACTCAATGATGTCGGGATGTGATACATCCATATAAGCAGCATATGATCCTTTACGAGTCTTACCTTGACGGTAAGCAATCATATCAGCATCGACAGTATGTAAGAAGGGGATAGGACCTGGAGCTTTATCGGACACCGAACGCACATCAGACCAGTGTCCGCCAACACCCCCACCAAGAACAGAAAGCCAACGAAGCTCAGAAGAATGACTAATGAGGCCCTCGAGAGTATCTGGGACATAAGTAAGGAAACACGAGATGGGAAGTCCTTTGTCGTTTGCAACTCCATTCGGAGCGTTCGATAAGACTGGGGAAGCAAACATAAACCACTTATTACTAACATAATCGTAAAGACGTCCAGCGAGGTCATCATCTAGCTTACCCTTATAAGTAGACCAAGCTTTAGCAGCACGCATAAAAGCTTCTTGAGGTGATTTTTCATGATTGCGCATATAGAAATCTTTTAACATTCCAATTGCGTAATCTGTAAGTAGGTCATCTCTACTTTTTTGAATTCTATTTGTCATTAATTAGACCTGCCCATTTCCTACGATATAAAAATATATTATACACCAATTTCTCGGCTTTGTACACCATTAATTTTATTATTATTGTTGAGCAGGTTGCTCGGGTGTGACAGCTTTTTCATAGTATAAAATAATTTCAGATTGTTGATTTAAATATCTACGAATATCTGCAACATTTAATGCTAGATTTTCATAGTCTTTCATACTCAAAGCAACAAAAGCCAATTCACCATATGTCTCGGTGAATTCTTTTACGAATTCTTCGTAATTGTCTTTAGTGACTACAAAAATTCTGGTGTCACTGAGTTGGAGTGGTTTCGGTCGAGCTATCGTTGGTACTTGCGTCTTCTCTACCTTGGTCACTACTTTGATCTCCGGTTCCGGACTTGGGAACAGGCTGCAACCAGGAAGGAGGAGAAACATCATTGGTATTACCAGTGTCTTCCATAAATTCACGCCATAATTTTGCTGATGCACCATTCATTTTGTAAAGCTATAGAAAGTTTATTATTCAATTCAGAAAATTTGGCCATATCAGCTTGCAAAGCATTAATGGATTCTTCACTGGTTTGTAATGCTACTTCAAGTTTTGCATTATTTTCTTGCAAAGTTTGAATTCGTTGTTGTGTGTCTTTATAGTACCAAAAGGCACCGGCGCCAACAGAGCCCAACACCGCAAGAACGATGAGCATTACCTTTAATTTAGGTCCCATTGCAGTATCAGCAGGATTAGGAATATTAGCTGTCGTTACATCTTCTTTCATTTATAAATCTCGTTCGATGAAATGTAGATTGTTTGATTAGTTTTAATATGAGTTGCTTCATATATGCTAATACCAAATATCTCGCCAATAGGATAACAATCCTCTTGAATTCGAACTTGATCTTTAGAAAAGACCATTTCTTCGAATGTAGTATTAAGGATTTTATTTTCCTTGATTCTATATATACCAGGAGATATTTTGAGATCTTCTAAAATGAACCATTCTGATTGTTCTGCAAGAATATCTATGGTGTCAATTCCGTGTTCTCGCAAAATCTTAGCCATTTTATCGTCTTTAATTCCATATTGCTCTTTAATGAGATACAAAGCAGCGGCAAAGGACCCGAGCTTGCTCCCACCTCCGGGAATCTTAGAGAGCATCCGCTTAATATTAGCGGTAAGACGAATAAAAGGAGTATATGCAGATTTTTTTTCATCGTTATCTAACTTAACTGATTTGTCTCTTTTACCATCTTCATCAATCAAGCCGAGCTTAAACGCGTCCCAATCTTTCCAATTGGTAACAAGCATTTTAACAAATCTAAATGCATAGACTAAATCTGCTCCGCGTTTAATAATACCCATTCAAATTTTCCTTAATACATCTACAACAATTTGGTCCTGTGGGATCCCAGTATATTGATCATCTTTTATATATCTAAGATAAACCAAAAAAGGTTTAATGACGGGCCAATGCTTTTCATTTAATTTGAGCTCTAATATAGATAAGGCGGCTGGTATAGAGAAGGAATTACAAACTACAATCAAATGATTGAGTATTAACCTTTCTGCCAGCTCGCCTTGGTCAATATAACGATTTAATAAACGCTTAATATACTTAAAGCGTTTTAGATCCTCATGAAATTCTTCAATATCAGAAAACTGAGGCTTATAATAATTTTTTGCAGCGAAAAGAAATAAATTCTCTTCAGTGAGTTCATTGAATATCATCATGTAATTATCTATATAAGATATTACTTCTTACGTAGACGTTCAGCTAAACTTTTTCTAGCTTCTTCTTCTACTACTACAGGAGCTTCTTCTACTACAGGAGCTGGAGCCGGTTTAGCTTGTACTCCAAAATATTCGTCAAGCTGAGCTTGAGAAATCTTTTGAGCTTTTAAAAGCTCGCCCTTTGGAGATACCCAACCACGTGTGGTTGGAGTTGCGTTCTTAGGACCTTTAATCATCTTTAGTTTCCTCTACTTCCGCTTTTTCTTCTACCTTTGGAGCATACATTGCTGTATAAGCTGCATTTACATTATTGAGCATTGATGCAAAACTAACAGACTCTTTAGCAGTCAGTGCGCCTTTAACAACTGTCTTATCGCCAATCTTTGAATCGCCTGCTCTAGCAGGAGCTTGTTTAGTAGCATTAGCTGCTTTCTTAACGTCATCAACTGGGCCTTTATTGGCATCAATAGAGTCTTTTGGCTCGACTGCTTTATGATCATCACGCATTTTTTTAGCGGTAGGTGAATCCTTTGAATCCATTTCTTCAGGCTTAGTTGCACCCGCAGTATGTTTATTTTCATAGATAGACAACAATCTTGTACGGAAAGATTCTTTCTGTTCTATTGCTGCTGACTTTTTGTCATCTTTTTTGGGATTCATAACAGCAGTCTCCTCACTATCTTTTTTCTTAGGTTCATCTTCTTTTGATGCACCTTTAGTAACAGCCTTACGACGCTTTAAAAGATATTTGTCAGAATCATCCTTATCGCCGTCGTTATCTACGTCGCCGTCCTCTTGGCCGACAGCGTCTAGTTTTTTCTTTTTAATATCTTCTTCAGACATTTTTAACTCCAATTAAAATATGTTAAACCACGATTGTAGAACATAACCTCCAACCGTAATTATTAATCCGTATGCTATTCTATTTATAATAGAAACAGTGTGAGCATTATCATCAATTTTTCTTTCCATACAATCTAATTTTGTTTGGATTAAATTGATTCGTGCATACATGTTCTCATGATCTGACTGCAAGTTAACAATACGCTCTTCGGCTCGGGCCAAAGAAATCATTGCTTCTGTTAGCTTATCAAGTTTTTCCTCAATGCGATCAAGTCGCTGCGCGTTATTGTCAGCCATTCATGTTTCCCATTTTATCTACCCTGTCCTCGGTATCGTTTAAACGATCTTCTTTTATGTTTATTCATACCTTGCTTCGTAATTGAAGAAGGATTACCACCAATACTTGTTTTTTTAAACATTGGCTCATGAATTGCTTTATTCATAAGCGATGCTTTTACTTTAGCCATAAACAATTTTGAAATTGTAATTGCCAACCTTCACCACTTAAAACTTCTATAATTCGATCTTCTTTATCTCTATGCCAAACATAATCTTCGCTTGGTTTAGTTACATCAAAAGTTCGAATGTTCCCATCATCTATATATGATCCCAACTGCTTTGCATAACGAGGTAATCTACATGACCAGTAACCTGGTGATGTTTTATCAGTCTTATTTGCGCAATCATGTCTTGCTGCAAACGAAGCTCTAGCTTCAGGGATCTCTTTGGAGAATTTAATTCTGGGCCTTCAGCTGCTTCTAGCATAGGAGTTTCTAAAGGAACTTGTGTTCCTTCATATAATCCAAATACAAAGTCTCTAAACTTATCCATCTATACTTTCTCGCCTGGAGTTTTCTTCTTAGCTTTTTTAGTAGCTTCAGGAGTACCCCACTCTGGTTGATTCGATTCTAAAGCAAGATGCTTTGGCATCTCACCTTTTTTAACCATATCATTCAACTTATCTATTAGTTGATTACCATCACGTGGAGAGAGACCTAGCATTTTGATAACTTGTTGTACGCC